CCCTCGGGCCCGCACGAAACTCAGCGATGGGTTTCTTGAACCAAATACACTTGCAGTGCACCGGTTCTTAACCTAAGTGTATTGTCAAAAGGAAGGAGAAAGTCGATTGATCGTAGCAACGCGTCGAAGGTCCCGCGCAACAGGGGCCTACCAAGGCCCTAGAGTTCGCATGGGAAAATACTTCCAGCGATCTCCAGATGATCCTACCCATACTTGGTATGAGCAGCCGGATCCTCCGGTTTTCATGCCGTATGGTGGGTATACCACGGTTCAAGTCTGTATAGACGAGAAACATGGCAAGCCACCTTACAGAGAAGGTGGTCCTCTGAAGATAATTAGCTACGACTTGCGGTACGAACCCGCACGAGTGTATGGAGGAGGCTCCATTGAGGACAGGTATAGCACTATCCGGTATGTCGGGGGGTTTCGCCCTCCGCCTGATTCAGCCTTTGGGTCTGCTTTTTCTGACCCAACTGCTAAGATTCAGGGTAATCCAGATCTTGGCTCTGTAAATTCCTCGTTCTTGAACGCTCGGTCACTAGGGACGGAGGGTTGGCGTCGCGCCAAGCCTAAACTAGAATTAGCTAGTGGTTTCGTTTTTCTCGCTGAGATGCGAGATATACCACGCATGCTCCAGACGACGGCCCAGGGGTTTAAAGATTCCTGGAAAGCAATCGCGAATAGGAGCAAAGATGACGCATTACGCGTTATGCAGCCGAAATCGGCTGCAGACCACTTCCTGAATCATCAATTTGGTTGGGTGCCGTTCTTGGGCGACCTCCAGAAATTTTCGGAGGTACTGCCTGAAATGAATCGCCATATCGCCAGAATATCGGCTGATAATGGCAAATCTGTTCGGCGCCGTGTGTCCCTCTTAAACACGAGTGAGTACAACATAATATCGAATGACGTTGGCTTTGATGTCGTGGGCGATATTTTGCCCGATGGTCTGATTTTGAATTGCTTCAAAGCAGTTCCGAGTCGCATCATCACCGAAACGGTCGATATGCAGGCCCATGCGGTAGGACGTTTTACTTATTATCGTCCAGAGTTTGATAGCTCTCTGCCCGGGTACAACTCGGGGTGGGCTTCTGCGCAGAGACAGTTAACTGTTCTCGGCGTGAGAGCTTCGCCTATCAACCTCTATAGGATAATTCCTTGGTCATGGGGTATCGATTGGGTGTCGAACGTAGGAGATTATCTCGAATACGCATCCGACGTCCTGGTCGACTCACTTGTGGCCGATTACTTCTACACCACTGTTCATTGCCTTCAAACAAGAACTGTATCTTACAGTCTCCCATTTTGGAGTGGAACGGTGAACGTGTCGTTCACACGGCGCGTGAAAGCTATAGAGCGTGTAGAGGGTGATTCTCCTTTTGACTTCAACCTGGCGTGGAATTCATTATCTCCACGTCAATTATCTATAGCAGCTGCCCTCGGACTTTCTCGTCGAGGGTGAAAACTAGTCAGCTGCTCCAGGCTACTCTTAGTTTACTCGCATGCATGTGGAAAATGTGTGTGAAGTAGAGTAGTTAACCGTCCATTTAACTTCGGAGGTCAACCACAATGCTTACTGATCCACAATCTATCACCGTTAACGGTTCTGCTAAATCTCTGCCTAAAGTGGAGACAGGAGGGCGCCGCTCTGTTTATGCATCGGCCGATCAAAAATTCGGCATGATGATTTCCCACCAGGACCAGAAGGACCGAGTTCGCTCGGTCATGAAAGTCACACAGGTGGAAATTGTCGCTGATCCTATTACTGCGATCAACGACTCAGAGACGCTCGGGATTTCCGTGATTTGGGATAAGCCGAAGTTCGGCTTCACCGTCGCGCAAATTCAGCAGTTAACAGCCGCCGTTGTGGCGAAGCTGACCGATTCACTCGTTGCTCAAATTGCTGGACAAGAGTCCTAGCATGAGTAGCGTCACGAACAGGTGCCAGATTGCCACTGGTGCTTGGCATCAGTGGGAAGTGGGCTGCGTGGCTTGAAGACTACCCCCGGATTGGAGGAGTCTTGAAAAGCAACGTAAGTGACTACATGGAGTTGTTGCAGCACGTCTATGACGACGCATGCAACAAGTGCATCGCTGATGTTTCAAATTTCCGCGACCTACGTTATATCAGGTCGCGGGTCGAAGAAGAGGGCTTATCGTTTCTAACGATAACGCTCCCACAGTTCGCGCGTGACTTCGAGAGAAGTCTTGCGAATGGCTGTATAGACTCAAAGTCCTTCCGATCTTTCAGGAAGAACCGAGCAATCCCGGCTTTTCTGGCGGGTATGCTCAGTCTTGTCTTCGACAGAGAAACAGGAGAGTTGTCAAATGAATCCCTCAAAAGAGCAAATTCAAATGATAGTGACAGTGTTGTTAACGATACCTCCACTATTGTCGAGTCAGTCCGGCAGATCTGCCGGCTCTTCGCAAAAGTGGAAATACCGTGCGCGCCCTCACGGGTCCGCGCGGCACTCAGAAACTACGTTGTCACTGAGCGCGAGATTGCAGAGTTTTCTGCACCGGAAGAGGCCATTGCTGCGTTCCGCAGCGTTAGTCTCGTGTTATGGGGTGATATGGCTCGTGATTTTGACTACGAGCAGGTCAAACCCAGACATGGTCCAGGTGCAACGGCTGAACGTATTTCCGGAAACGGCAAGTATCGTCTTGGTCGTTGGCATGAGCGTTTGGAGTCTTACTTCCCTCTTCTTGGCACTGCCCTCCCATTGGGAGCGTATGCTAGCGAGGAACTCCAGAAAGGAACGCTTATACCTGTACAGGAAGAACAGCCCGTTAGGGTTGTTACTGTACCGAAGACTTTAAAATCACCCAGAATTATCGCGATAGAACCTGTCTGCATGCAATTTGTGCAGCAGGGGATTCGGTCGTACTTGTACGACAAGATCGAATCGTCCCCGATTTCAGCGGGTCACGTGAATTTTCGTGACCAGAGCGTCAATCAGGGTTTAGCGATGAGTTCTTCGGCCACCGGAAGGTTGGCTACTTTGGATCTATCTGATGCTTCAGACCGCGTTCCGTGGTCAGTCGCCCAGTTGATGTTTCAATGGGATCGGGACCTTCTCGATTGCATTGCGGCATGTAGATCCTTGAACGCACAAATGCCGGACGGCGAAGTACTGCCGCTCCGGAAGTTTGCGTCTATGGGTAGCGCACTTTGTTTTCCCGTTGAGGCCATGTACTTTTACACTATATGTGTAATGGCCTTGTTGGACTGCAAAGGACTCTCTTATACGTTCCGAAACGCCTTGGAGGTGTCAAGGGACGTATACGTCTATGGGGATGATATTCTAGTCCCCTCGACGAATGCGATCGTTGTTCAAGAATACCTGCAAAAGTACAATTGCAAGGTCAACGTTCACAAGTCATTCTGGACTGGCAAGTTCAGGGAGTCTTGTGGGATGGACGCATATGATGGCTACGATGTTACACCAACATACGTGACACAGCCGCGTCCCTTGAACAAGCGGAGCCCCGAAGCGATTGTCTCTTGGGTTGCCTTGTCCCGACAGTTTTACCTGAAGGGGTATTGGCGGTCTTCTGAGCACGTGAACAATGTGCTCGAGAAGGTAATGGGAGTGGAACTTCCCTACACAGACGATGATTGCTCAGGTCTGGGACGAAAGTCCTTCTTGCATACCTCCTCCATCGGAAGGTGGAATGGTAGATATCACCGCTACGAAGTTCGAGCGATGGTTGCGAGACCAGTATTCTACACTGATATACTGGAGGGTTACGGCGCTTTGGGTAAAGCACTCCTCATTGACAAAGTCTTAGGAGACGAAGTCAGTGAGGACCCTGCACACCTGGAGCGTTCCGCGCTGCACGGCACAGTTACACTAAAACGCCG